AACCTCCGGGCTACCTTGAAACCGTTGCCTTGGTGCGCTCCAAACCTAGAGTTAAATCGTCCAACAAATCCAAAAAACCCAAAAGGAAACCCGTAAAATCACGCCATGAAAAGAGTCGAAACCTACCTCCCGGAAGAAGTCGCCAAACGTCTTTCTGATCAAGCAGAAAGTGCTGGCATCAAGCGATCAGAATTGATTCGTGACTTGCTTCTTAATTCACAAACAAGCTTCAACATCACCCCAGATGACTACAACAGAGCTGTCGTTAGGATTCGCAAGCGTTGCGGTAGTTTGTTGGGGCGTCATCAAGCTGAAAGCCTTGTGGCATCAGTTTTTGCAGAGTTCTCAGGAGCTAGTATTCGTGCCGCAAAAAATTAATCTTTACTATTGCCAGGTCGATGATGATGACGAACACTTCCCGTTAGCCATTGCTCGATTTACGGCCTATGACGAGGACCATAAACCTCTGTCCGTAGAGCAAGTTACTTACGAAAGTGATCCACGTTATTTTCAACAACAGGTCTCTGCTGCTCTTTCATGTGGGGTTGACGTAAGTGTCATAACCGCTTCACCCATGGAAGATTTTGCTTGGATCAATCAACTATCGCAACAGGCTTGAAACTTAAAATATTTCGCCGTGAGACCACATGGTTTGTGCTAACCGAGAATAATGAGATAACGTTCCACCAAACGCTTGCTGGAGCGATGGCTGATGCCTCTACCAAAATCAGGGCGTCAAATCATGTTGGATCGTCTATACGCAGCAGTTCGTTCAGCCACAACCGCTGACATACAACGAGCTGCAATGCTCCTAGAAGGTGCCAAAAAGATCAGGGCAGGCTCTAGCCGTCAACGCTCTTCCGCTCGATCAGCACAGGCCAATGCTTGGAAAAAGAAGGTTGACAACTCAGTAACATGGTAACATTACTGTACTATTGTGCCGATTGATGGCAAGCAATCACGGCAAGCGTATTTACGTTCAAGTCTTATTAGATCCAAATCGTGGCGCCTTGTTCTTGCTTGAAGCCGCAGAAAAAAATATTAAGCCTTCATCTTTAATGCGTGAAATTATTTACAACCATATCGCTAGCGAAAATAACCTTGATGCTTACGAGCAAGCACTAATACAGGACAAGCAAGAATGGCAAAACTCCGTAGAAGCAAGAATTGCTGGACGAGCTGCTAAACGACGTGAACGTGCTGGCCTTAAGGAAGAACCCTAAACCTGTTCTAATCCAGCAATGTGTCCAACAGCTTGCTTCAACAACTTGCCTTGATGCCATTGCTGACGTGCCATCGCAACACAAAGCTGTGACAGCACATCTATGTTCTCGCAATCCTCAATCTCCCTAATACTGCGTTCGAGCGTCAACTCCTCTTCAAGGGTTTGAGTGACGTACATCCATTCCATCGATGGATCGTAAGGCTCGTTTTTCGGAGGCATAGGGCTCCTCAGTCTTAAAACGTATGTAATCACCTATAGCTGGAAATAACCAGTCCTGCACTGGTAAACACGCTTCCCAGTTCAACGGGTGCATACAGCTCATCACAACTGTGGTCCAAAACGCACTGATATATCCCCAGTTCATCGATCCACAAATACAGCCCAGCCGCTTGCTTCTCCTTCTATAGACCAACGTTGATAGAAGGCAGGCCGGGACATTCTGATCAACTCACCAGATTTAGTGATGTCATGCCCACCATGGTCCATGTCTGGTTTGCCCATTGGATCCATAGCTATGAAATTATCCTTGTCATACCCAACGATTACGCTCCAATGACCACAGCCTTCGCTATCGCATACTGCTGGGTTGCCTTTAGTGATGTCACCCTTATGCAACCAACCAACCATGACTGGCCTGCCAGCATCAATCTCAATCTCAATATCCTCAACCCTTGAGTCTCTACGAAACTCAGCATCCAGGCCCAGTGATTTCAATGCAGAAATCTGAGCATGAACTTCAGTGGTGTCACCGAACTTTAGGCGTACCTGGCGATAAGCATCTTGGCTTTTAACGCGATGGTGGAACGCCACAACCATGCTGCTTGCCGCGTCAAAGCATTCCCGATAGCCGTAACCAGTCATGTTATCTAGCTGGTTGTAATACGGAACGCCGTAAACCTCCTGATGAATGCCACTGGCTTTCCACGTCTCAAACCATTCAGCTTCATCACTTAACAGGTCTTGGTCAATCGAACGTTCCAGCTCCGCAATAGCAGCAAGCTGATGAGGATCGCCTTTTTTGAAAAACTGGAAAAACGGAAGGAGTGACAGTAAGCCCACAACTACAACCCAAACCCACATTTACTTTTCAACGCGGTCCTCTGGGAACAGTAGATCTTTCACATACTTACAAGCCACATCGTCCAACTGGTTGTCTGTCTGCTCGCTGATCTTGATCAGACAATCCAACAGCAACTGTTTTACGGCTTTCGACTTGATGAAGCTAAACAGGATTGGCTTTAGGAGTAAAACCATGACGACACTGTGTGTGCCGGAAGTCTAAGTCCGATTAGCGTGACCTTCCAGTCGTGCAACATTCTGCTCTAGGTCTGAGATTCGAGCGAATAATTCCTGGTCCCTGACCCTCAGATCAGCGTGGAGTACATCCATTCTTGACGCTAAATTATCGACAGCACTCGTGAGGCGCACCAACGAATCCCTTCCATGCTGTGTTTCACGGTTGGCACCTTTGATACCAGAAGCAGCCACGCCTATTGACGCACCAGCAACAGCAGCCCAGATTTCAACCACCATTCGACCTATAGCGTTAATTCATCATGGCAGAAGAACAGGCAAAGCAAGAGCAAGAAAACGACAACTCACGCCTAGGCGATGTAATTAAGGTTGTCTTGCTTGCATGGGCAATGGCAATCCTGACCGCTAACTACCTTGGCGTTTTTAAGCAGTCGCTTGACCCAACCTACCCAGCATCAATTCTTTCTGGAACGGCAGCTTCCTTCGGGCTGGCTGTAGGCAACAATAAAAAGAAGAAAGAGCAGCCTACAATTAAGGAAGAAACCCCTACGTCCAAGCCAAAATGAGACGTTTCCTCTTTGTATCGTGCCTAACGTTTTTTGCGGTAAGTCCTGCTTCGGCAGATATTACGCACGCTATTAAGTCATCAATCTCACTAACTGTTGATGGAGCAGCCTCCCAAGCCATTAGGCAGCCGTCTTCATTTGCAGTATCTGGCTCTAACGTCACTTTGGGTACTGCTCCTGAGTTGGGGACACTTACTTCCGGCACCGCTCTTGGGTACACTCCTGGCGCTTACAGTATTACTACTGCTGGTGACAGCTTTTCGTATTCAGAGTCATACATAGAAGGTGACGACGTTCCAACCGTACTTTCAACAACTGTTACCGCAGGCGTTGTTCCTGCATTGCCTATCTTCGGAAATACAACGACAACTTCGGGTGGGGTCGCAGGCACTCTGGCGGGCACCCTGGCGACAGACAGTGCAATGACAATTACTGCCGGTGGAGCTGGCACTTCAGCCGTAGCACAGGTAATTCAGGAGCTAACTATCAAGTGAGAATACTGCTGTTGTTGCTTTTGGCTGCCCCAGCAGCAGCCGTACCAATCGTTCCTAACTTTCAACAAGGAACACTTTCCAGTACAACAAAGACAACATCAAAGGTTATTGAGATTATTAACTCGTATGAATATCGCACGGGTTATGAATACACAGCTAGTGGCACAAATATCAAACCCTCTGAAGGTCTTGCTCCACAAAGCTTAACTACAACCACCAATACCCTGAACGGTATTACAAGCAAATGGACTGGACTTGATCCTGCATCAAGACCAACCTGGAGCATTGTTAACGAGGGAGGTGCTTTTAGCTTTGTTGAAACTCTTCAAGGTCCAGGACTTACAAATCACACGTTGATTAACAGGGAGACTGACATCGAATCACTTACAGAAACCACCAGCACCTTTACACAATGAAGCGTGTCCTAGCGGCTCTGCTGTTATTTGCTGGTCCGGTAAACGCTCAGGTTTCAAGCACTGCCGCACCAGTCGCAAACAGTAGTGGCTCAGTCACTAACCAGGCTGTTCAAGTCGTACCCAGCAAAACGTTCAACTCTGTGATCAATGGCGTTAGCTGCCAGGGCGCAACGCTCCACATCAACCCTTTCCTTAGTTCAACCACTGGCTGGTCTGATCCCTACGAACAGTATTACAACGAGCCGGTTTACGACACGCTCGACATAACTGGTGCGTTCGACTCAGAAGGCAATCCAATCCCAGACGGCAGGCCCGATAATCCAGGGAACATCTTGTTCCAAAAGCCAGTCAGGACAGGGCAAAAAACTAACTTCTCAGTCAATGGCGGCATCACTGCACAGATCTCAATCCCGTTGGATCGCAGTCATATCCGCACCTGTCGCAAGGCAGCAGAAAAACAAGTGCAGCTTATGGAAGCCAGCCTTGCTGATAAACGCCTCAATTACGAAATAGCTAGGTTGCGTAACTGCGGAACGCTAATGAAAGAAGGCGTGATGTTTCACCCCCAGTCGCCTTACAGCAAGATCTGTGCTGATGTCGTCCTAACAAACCCGCCTGGCGTCTTACCGCCCCACACACATT